CAGCAAGGTTGAGACTGATGAGTATGAATCCCTCAAGGCAGAACGGGATGTGCTACAAGAGAAACTTCTTAATGCTCTAGACGTTTTAAGAGTCAATGGTCTGGGTGCCTATGTAGATAGAATACGAGGAGAGCAGACAGATGAGTGATATGCCAGAGAGGGTGTGGGTGAGATGGATGGAGACATATATCGAACAATCAGACGAAGGCGACCCTTGTGCTTACGAATACATTAGAGCCGATAAGTACGCAGACCTTGAGCGCCAGCATGACAAGGTTATGAGCGACTACCAAGCGCATTTGGCTATGGTGGCAAGCAAAGAGCGTCCCGCATACGACGAACAGCAGAAACGCATCGCAGACCTTGAGCGCCAGCGTGATGGGCTGGTTGAGTTGGCAACAACGCTAATGAGCTATGCCGCAAAGGATGAGGACGAATCTAAAAGCATTTTGGGTTACGTGATATACGCGCCACCTTGGTTAATACGAGACTTAGAGGTAGCCCTCGCCAAAGCGGAGAAAGATGATGAGTAAGGTGCAAAGATACAGCATCAGTAATGGTGTGACAGATGAAAGCGATATTGGTGAGTGGTGCCTTCATTCTGAGGTGGCAAACCACATCGATGACCTTGAGCAAGAACTCAAAGCCCTGCGCGAACTGCTGGCCTTTGCAGGCTTGGTTTACGACTCGGCAGTGCCAACAGGCGCAGGGGTTTACGTTGAAGCGGAGGTGCCTCGCAGCGTGTTCAATGAGGCCGCGAAGGTAATAGAAGAAAACAGGATGGAGAAGCTATGAAAGAGACCAGAATCAGGATACCTCTTGAATCAATGACCCCAAGCAGACCAAGCGGATGGGCATTTATTGAGGGCGATGCTTGGGTAAAGCAGCATCCGTTATACCTTGAATCACAGCAAGAACTCATGGCGCTGCGCGAACTGCTGGCTGGGATTGACCCCATCCTCACCAAAACAGGCAAGAGCCGTGAGTGGTGGCGGTATCACTATGTGGGATTAAGTATTGCCCGTGGGTGGACGATTCACGAAGCAGTGTTAGGGGCTGATCTGGCGCTGGAGGAGTTGGAGAAGTGAGAGAGATTAAATTCAGGGTTTGGGCTGACGACATGGCGTTTATCTGTCCATCTGATTCCTTCAGTCTTGTGCTGCATGACACCGGACCTCGTATACAAATGTGGTGCTCTGATGGGCTGGCAGATGAATTTCCTGCCGAAATTATCGAGCAATACACTGGCCTCAAGGACAAGAATGGGGTGGAGATTTATGAGGGGGATATTGTGGATGTTCCCTACAATAGCTTAGGGGCCCACCACGTAGAATTCAAGGATGGGCGCTTCACTTGTATCGGTTACGATCTTCGTAGGTGCACAGTAATCGGGAATATACATGAAAACCCTGAGCTGCTGAAGTGATGTGGACCCTGTTCCTGATCAGCTGGACGATCATAGAGGCTGCGGTCTACAGCACAGAGGCTGAGTGCATGGAACATGCCAGCCATGTCAATGCCCAGGTTTACGAGCATGAAGTGACAGCCATATGCGTCAAGAAGCGCGAAATTAGACTGGATCTGGAGGGTCACAAGATAGATTAGAATGCCCCGCCCCAGCGGGAGAACTGGGGCATGCGGGGCCGGGGTAGGGGATACCCCGATTGGCAGGTAGCCGCCTGCACAAGAACATTGTAACACACGGGAGCACCACACCAAAATGCAAAACCTCCATTATTTCTTCATTCTTAGTGCCGGGATGGGCGTATAATGTCTGTCATGGATAACGAAATCAAAAAGCAATTCAAGCACGACCTCGAGACTATGGAGGGCAGCATAGCCTGTCTGGCAGCCCTGCAGGATGTGGTTGACTTTTACCCTACCGAGTACAGCGAGATCACATCCGTGGCTTCCCAGCTGGAAACCATGGTTAATGACTTGCTGACCAACCTGGACTATCACTGTGATCCCGTCAATCAATGGCGGTTACGAGCGGAGTTGAACCAATGGCTTTAGTGTATGACCTGCATTACGAGGACCGGGACATGATTGTTGCTGAGGCGGCTGTACGCACCCAGCACCTGTGGCCATCCAAGCCCGAAGGGGCGCTGGCCCACTCAGTCTGGGTGGAGTTTATCAAGGATCTGGCCCGGCAGCACCTGCATGACGGTGCCATGGATGACCTTAACGGCACAGACTGCCACTGGTGGATTGAAGGCATGGGTGTGGGCAGGCCGTACCTGATGAAGTTGCTGCGGGACTGGGGGTTCATTGGTGATGGCGTGGACTTTGGGGTAGGGCTTGACCCCATGGCTGGGCAGCTCTGGTGCAGTGGTGGCAAGCATTACGCGCCGGGGGATGCCTTTGCGCGTGAACTCAGTGCCGTCAGGGGCGTGCGCCAGACATGTCGGGACTGCGAGAATGATGCGCGCATAGCCAAGCGGGCTGCCAATGGCGCACATCCACGACCCAAGAAGCGGGTTGAGCGGGCCATGCCCAAGCGCCGCAGAAAGATCGACGATGATGATGTGCGGGAGATTCGCCGGCTGGCCGCCCAAGAAGACAGGCCCACGTTTGAGGAGATTGGCAAGCAGTTTGGCATTGGGCAGAGCATGGTGTCCGCCATTGTGAATCGCAGGAAGCACGGCCATGTCGATTGATAAAACCCCGTTTGATCACTGGTGGGCGGTCTACCCCGGCCACAGGAAGTACAACAAAAAGAAGTGCAGAGCCAAGTTTGAGAAGCACGGCATTGAGGTTCAGCGCGACATCTGGAAGCATACCAAGTGGTGGGCGGGCACCAACCCGGACCCTGCTTATGTCTGTGCGCCAGAAGTGTACCTGAACCAGGAAAGGTGGGAGGCAGGTGTTGCAGCACCCATGGCCCACCCCACCGACACGAACGCCAGCAATGATCAGCTCGAGCTGGAGCTGCATGGGCTGAGGAAGTTGCAGGAGACAGCCAAGGAGCATGGCATGGTGGATGAGCAGTTGGATGCGCAGATACAGGCGCTACAAGATAAAATGGATGGGAGGTTTGTATGAGCAAGGGATCAAAACGGCGTCCGCTGGGCGTATCACTGGACAAGTTTAACGCTGAGTTCGACAGGATATTCTATGGCAAGTCAAAGGAAGAAGCGGGCACCCAACGACGACAGCAAGAAGACGCTGGCGCAGCTCAGACGAAAGCTGTGGAAGTTGATCAGCAGGAAGCTACTGGAAAGCTACAGGAATGAGGATGGATCAATCACATGCTACACCTGCGAGCAGGACTTTGTTGGTCGACAGATTGGCATGGGGCATGGCTGGCCAAAGAAGAAGTATGGCGGCACGTATTATGATGAGCGAAATCTCAGGCCACAGTGCAGTCGCTGCAACCTGGTAGGACAGGGTGAGCAGTGGATCTACTTCAACAAGCTGAAAGCTGAGATTGGTGAGGCAGAATTTGAGGACATGTGCGAGTGGCGGCATGACACAAGGCCAGACCGGAAGGACTGGTATAGACGGGAGATCAGGAGATGGGAAAATGGATAATATTCCAGTAATCAGAATTGAGTTTGAGAGGATGCGGCATAGCATCATGTCCATGGTTAGCCAACAAAATCTTGAGTTTGACCAGTATTTTCAGGAGGCTCTTGATTCTTACTGCTCAGAGGAGAGCGTGCGCAGGCTAATCGACAGCGAGACAAAGAAGGCCATTGACGCAGCCATGAAGCAGGAGATAGGGGATTACTTTAAGTTCGGCCAGGGGCGTCATACTCTCAGGCGGGCTATCCATGCCAAGCTCGAGAAGGACTGGGCAAACGATGACAGGTGGCTCGGTGACAATGGGTAAAGCGCTAGTAGATGTAGAAATCATAGCCCACAGGGAGTTGGCAGTAGACCGCCCGCTGCATGTGAGCATCAAGTCAGCCATAGCCAAGGTCTGGGAGTGGCGTGGATTGTGCGGCATGAAAGAGGTGGTATGCTGCTGGTCATCCAGCAAGAACTTCAGGAAGGTGCTGAGTGACACCTACAAGGCCCACAGAAGCCCCAAGCCAGAGGGGTATGATGAGATGGTGCACACCCTGATGAACCACTTTCCAGTACAGAAGATCGAGGGGCTGGAGGCGGATGATGTCATGGGCATCCTGCAGACCAGCAACAAGTTCGGTGAGACACGCATTGTATCTATTGACAAGGACATGCGCACGATACCGGGCTGGCTGATCAACCCAGACCACTATGATGCAGCAGACTGGCAGGAAAGCTACTGGAAGGTCACGCAGGAAGAGGCTGATCTGTGGCACCTGCACCAGACAGTCATTGGTGATACAGCAGATGGATTCAAGGGCATACCTGGTGCCGGCCCCAAGGCTGCCGAGAAGATAGAGTGCTGGGATGATGTTGTAAAACTGGGCGAGAAGAAGGGTGTGGACGAGGAGTACCTTGTCCTGCAAGCAAGACTGGCCCACATTCTGCGGAGAGATGATTATCTGCACGAGCAGGGTGCGATAAAGTTGTGGACTCCGCCCGGCCGCACGCAGGAGTTTTTCTCGCTCAAAACCATGGAGGTTTGCGATGCGCCAACTTGAGCTGCCAACTGAGCAAAGAATTAATGAATTGCTGGAGTATTGTCCGTACAGCGGCACATTTTTGTGGATTAGGCCAACCAAGCGGTCTATGCGGCACGGCACAATGGCTGGCCACAAAAGCTCTATCGGGTATATCCAGCTGCGGATTGACAAGACTCTCTACCTGGCGCACCGCATTGCCTACAAGGTAATGACAGGGGAAGATCCTGACGGCGAGATAGATCACATAGACCACGATAGGTCGAATAACGCATGGGGTAATTTGCGTCTAGTGTCTCATCAAGAGAATTGTAGAAATGTCGGCTTGACTGCTGCCAACAAATCTGGCATGGTTGGCGTGCGCGTCAGAGCGGATACCGGGCGCTGGACTGCGGAGATTTGTGTTGACGGGCGAAACGTGGTTCTTGGGTCGTTCTCTACAAAAGAGGAGGCGCTGGCGGCTCGGGTTGCGGCTGAAAAACGGTACGGGTTTTTTGACAACGGGAAAAGGATTATGCCATGAACATACCCCCAAACCACGAAAATAGAGGCAAAAAACGCCTAAATCCGCAGGAAAGATTCTTAGCCCAACCCAACAGTCGGGCCAAGGCCATAGGGGCTAAATGCTGGGATTGTTGCGGTAATCAGCGCAATGAGATTAAGCTATGCCCCATGACGGATTGCCCGCTGTATGCTTTTAGGCCGTATAAATAGGAGAAAGTTATGGGGATGTATACGGAACTGTACGTGAAGTGTAGCCTGCGCGACGATGTGCCCAGCAATGTTATAGATACGCTGCAGCACATGCTGGACAATACCCGCCCGCAGCCGGAACTGCCACACCACCAACTGTTTTGCGACGCTACCAGGTGGCGCTTCATGCTGCAGTGCTCAAGCTATTACCACCTACCCATTGCGACGATACAGTTGCTGCATGATGGCATTGGGGGGTGGTATTTGACAGGGAGATCTGACCTGAAGAACTACTCGGGCGAAATAGACATGTTCTTTGACTGGATCGGGCCGTACTGCGAATATGGTGGCGAGTTTATGGGGTACAGCCTGTATGAGGAGGACGCTGATCCCGTCATGTACCATGTGCCGGAGGCGGCTTGAACTTGTCTGAATCCATAGCACTGACACCAAGATCAGCACCATACTCCCAGCAGGCAGAGGAATCTGTACTGGGCAGCCTACTGATTGACCCAGAAGCCTACCACAAGGTTGAGGCAGACCTGACTGAGAAAGACTTTTACCGGGCAGCCAACCAGTTGATCTACAGGCATATCGCCAAGCTCCATGAGAAGGGGCTTGAGGTTGATATTGTGACCGTGGGTGAGTCACTGGATGATGCCGGGGATCTGGATATGGCGGGCGGCATGACCTATCTGGCTGAACTGGCAAGTGTAGTTCCTTCGGCTACACACGTAGCCACTTATGCTACAACCGTGAGGCAGGACAGCGTGTCGCGTGCACTGGTTGAGGCAGGCCAAAGGATCGCAGATCTGGGCTTTCATCGTGGGGAGATGTCTGTAGAGGACGCCTTGAATGAAGCTGAAGCGCATGTGTTCAGTGTCAGCAATGAAGGGCAGTCCAACAAAGGGGCAGATGGTATGTCCTCACTGTTGTCACAGGCATGGGAAAAGCTGGATATGCTTGACCAATCCAAGGGCGGCCTGACTGGGCTATCCACTGGATTCAAGGACATTGACCTTGCCACCAGCGGGCTGCAACGCCAAAACTTGGTCATTGTTGCTGGTCGACCATCCATGGGCAAGACAGCCTTTATGATGAACCTGGCTGAGGCCGCCTTATTAAAGGGTCAGGGCCAAGTGGTGGTCTACAGCATGGAGATGCCGGGTGATGACCTGATGATCAGGATGCTGTCAAGCCTTGGCCGTGTGGATCAGGGCAGGGCAAGAAGCGGTAACCTGACAGAGGCAGACTGGCCCAAGCTCACCATGGCTCAGAAGCTCCTGCATGGTAAGCCCCTGCATATTGATGACAGCGCCGGGCTTACGGTGGGGCAGATCAGGGCTAGAACCCGCAGGCTTGCACGTAAACATGGCAAAATCGGCCTTATTGTGGTCGACTACCTGCAGTTGATGCATGGCCATGGTAACAGCCGGAATGAGCAAATAAGCGAGATATCACGCAATCTGAAGCTGCTGGCAAAGGAGTTTGATTGTCCTGTAGTGGCTGGCAGCCAGTTGAACAGATCGCTCGAGCAGCGCACAGACAAGCGCCCAGTGATGAGTGACTTGAGGGAGTCAGGCGCTATCGAGCAAGATGCAGATGTGATTATGGCGTTGTACAGGGATTCCGTGTACAACCCACATGTAGCCAACCCAAATCTTGCTGAAGTGCTGATCCTCAAGCAAAGGAACGGCCCCATAGGGAGGCAGTTGTTGAGCTTCAACGGGCCATACACAAGGTTTGAGGATGTGGTTGAGCCAGTCTTGAGAGAAACATATTCAGCGTGGAGCGAGGAGGGCTAGATGCAGTGTAAGTGCGGTGGAGAGATGAGCCCATGGCGGGAGAACAAGGACGGCACCCGTATTGCTAAATGCTCAGGGTGCACCAGGGTTGCGAAGAAGTGGGTTACTGGTCCTCAGCCTCAACCTCAAGGTCAGCAGGAGCAAGGCCGGCGGCAACAAGAGAAGCCCTAATTCGCAGCAGGGCCTGCTCTTGCAGCTTTGGCGTCCTGTGCTTCTTGAGAAGATCAGCCATGATCTTTGGGTTTTGCGCGGCATGCTCAAGGATCTTTATGGTTTTGTTGAACGGGTTTTTGGCCAATATCTTCCTGAACATCAGCGAGCCTTTACCGGCGGCAACCAGTTGCGCCCCCGTTGTTTTACCCGCCAGCATTGCGCCAAACTTTGCGCCCTGAATCCTGATCATGGTGTCTAGCAATTCTGCCCCCTCTGGGCCATCACCAATATCCCCTGCCCGAGAAGACGCTTTTGCGATATTCTGCTCTATAGTTGACGCCCTCCGCAGGAGATCCCTGAATCGTGATGCATCACCACTTTTCATCACGCCATTTTGTGTCATCATCTTGATCACATCATCAGCGTTCTGTTGCAGCATGTCAAACGTGCTTGACCTGGAGATGACGTTTTCCAGAGCTGCAGTCCTAAGCCCCTCAACTGCGTCCGGGCCTGCCTTCTTGGCTGTATTAGCAAGCTCTTTGAAGCCTCGCTGCGGATTCTTTCCTGTAATGACCGATCCAATCGCCCGAGCAGGGTCTTCGGCCTTCATCACCTCAGATATCGCACTTCTTTGCAGCATCTTGTTCCTCAGTACAGCCTGAGACTTAACGCGGCGCAGTATCTCAGTCCTTGCCTGAGAGTTCTCTAGCGTGTCTCGCAGCTCAGGGAAACGCTGCAGCAACTTCTTGTTCTTGCGCAGAAACTCTGTAGCTCCCTCTTTGATTGTGCCGTCGCTTTTAACGAAGCGTTCCGACAACCCAACCAGGAACCTTTCCTGCTCTGCTCGCATAGACTTGGCAAGATCATCGCCAGCCATAGCAGCAGCAGACTCTAGCTCACCGAATCTGCGGTTGGCGGTAGGGCCTCCACCAGTGGGACCACCAAAGCCTCTAGTAAGCAATTCCCTGTCTGAGATAACCCTCTCCCCAGAACCTGTTGTCCTTGTCGACCTGCCAGCAAATGTCTGGTCGTACCCCCTTTTGATAGACGCGGTAAACGCTCGCGCTTCATCGTATCCTGGCAGGCCAGCCATGTCGTCCATCACAGCGTCAGCTAATTGGTTGTACATTCTTGCGGCCGCAAAGTTCGGGGTGGCCCCTGTTCGGGCGGAACGTGCATTCTCCAGCAAAACGCTGCGCAAGGTTTGCAGGTCTTTCGCTTTCAGGTGCGGCTTCTGCCTGTATCTGGACAACAACTTCCGCACGCCCGGCTTGAGCGTGTCGTCCAAAATCTCTTTCGGCACCTCCGCTTGCATTTCCTTCCACGCCCGACCAGTATTGACCGCCACTGCATCCGCCTCGGCAGGGACCTTGCTCCACTTAATCGACTCCTCAGCCTTCAACTTCTTAAAAGCGGTGGACAGCAAGTCTGCCGCATCCTCGCCAGCAGTCTCTGCGTCCTTTCCGCCGCGCAGCGGTGCAGATGCTCCAGCAGCCTTCTTCTGCGCAGCATTCAGCGTGCGCTTTACAGCGTCATCATAAGCGCCTGCCCGCATAGCTGCAGCCATCTTCAGGGCTTGAGGGTCGCCAGTCCTTGCCAGACGCTCAATAAGCCCGGACATCTCCTCTACCGCGTTCTTGTTCATCTCGCCTAAAGCCTTGTCTACGTCAGCATCCATCTGCCTGATCCAAGACTCCAACCGTAACAGCCCGTCATCGCCAGACTTTAAGGCCGCAGATTCACCCACATCTTCTGCAGACATGAGCGCCCGGTATACATCGTCCACATTGCCGCCCTGAGACTCGACCATGTGCCGAGCAATATCTGCCGCCCTGGCCTCTTGTCCAGCTTTAGAGAAGATGCTAAAAACCTTGTTGATTGCCACATTGGCAGACTTGGCCACCAGCGGAACAAAGGTCGTTGGGGCTAGAGCCCCCGCAGTTGCTCCAAGCATTTGGGTGGTTGCATCACCTGGGTCCATCACTTCTGCAGCCATTGCGCCAGCACCAGCACCAAGGCCGGAAGCTGTTTCCACCATCTGAGCATACCTTGGATCTCTTGCGGTAGACTGAACGACATCTTGCGCAATCCGGCCAACCGTAGATGTGGCTTGAGGGCCTGTCGTCATAGCCCCCTTAGTAAAGGCCAAGGGTATTGATGCCCCAGCTGCCGCCATAGTTGTCACATCCGCTCCTGTCTTGGCAATCTCGCCAAAACGTGTGCGCTCATCCATCCCTGCCGGGGTTCCCACGCCAGAGTGAACTGTTCCGTTAAAGCCAGGCACGGTCATGGAAGCCAGAGCCTCGTCAATGTCATCAGAGGTGGGCAGGAACGCTGGCTCCTTGCCACTTATGGCCTTAGATATGTCTCCGGGCAGTCCAAGGACGCTGGTGCCCAACTCGACAATAGAGTCAGCGATAGAGCGCGTAATGCCCGCCTTCTCCTTTGGAGCCGCTGTAATGCTGCGAATATGGTCTGCCAAGCGTTTTGCGGCTTGCGTATCGCCAGCGGCATCGGCCTTCCTAAGCGCGTCATGCAGTCTATTAAGGTCTGTCATTTGTATTTGTCCAAAAGGTCTTGGATGTCGTCTGGGGTTCCGTCACCATCTTCTTTTTGTTGACCAGAAGACAGCACCGCCTCCACTTGCGCAATGGTGGCACCAAGCTCCCTGACGCTTTTGGCAGCCGCTGTTCTGACTGACCGCTCAACGGACGGGTTCTGCGCCAAGGACAGGTCTGTGTCGTACTGTCTTTGCATGTATTCTAAACTTGTCTCTAGCTTCGCCCTGACGCTAGATGACGACTTGTACCACGCACCCTCAATGTCTGTAAGGTTCAGCGAGTCGACCTGCATCCTTTCATTTACAGGCACCCTGTCGCTGTTGATGTAGGCCATCTCTATCTGCTTCTTGAGCCCAGCCATCACCTGTCTGGCGCGAACATTGTCCTCGCCGTTAAATCCTTCTGATGTGAACGTAAAACCCTCACCAGTAGCCTGCACGCTGGACTCGACCCCGTGCGCCAAGCCCAGTATGTCCTTGCCTTCCAACTGCTTAGGAATGTACGCGGATGGCTTTTCCAGCCCGGCCATTGAAAACTCTTCCTCGGGATCGTCTGGCTTGGGCGCATCATAAGGATTGCCCTTCATAATCCATTTGTTCCCATCCTTGACGGCCCTGACAGAGCGACCCTTTGCGACACCCAAACGCACAGCCTCTGCCTGATTGGGGTGTCCGTCCACGTTGGAAAGTATGTATTGCTCGCCCTCATCCTCTTCCGCGTCTGCAGAAAACGGATTTGTCTTCATTGCAATAGGGTTCATGTTATCGTCAACAGACACTCTGACGCGCTCCCCAGGACGCAGGTTAAGATCCTCAGCCAGTTGTTGTGTTGGAGAGCCGGGTGTGTTGTCCACTAAAATGATACGTTCTGTCTTCTCCTTTGCGGTGGGCGCCTTCAGGAATCCCTCTGCAATCATCCTCTTTTCTGCGTCAGTCTTCTGGCTGACAAACTCGTTGAAGTCTGCCGGGGTCTGTATGGATTGCAGTATGGCCTGCACCTCTGGTGATGCGCCCTGCAATAGCGTCTTGGCCTGCTCTCCGTACTTGATTGGCGTTGCGGGGTCGGATGCCTCTTGCGCCTCAGTTATCTTCTGGTAGATTGACTCCACCTCATTCATCGTATCCCACTGCTTCTTTATGGAAGCCTCGCGCTCGGCCTTCTCACGCGCCAGCTTGTTCTGCTTCATAATATCAGCAAACTTCTGCCGCTCCATTTCCCTTTCTTCTTGCTTCCACTTCTGCTCCTTGCGGTAGTCAGGCGTGGTTTTCTCCATCAGGCCAAGGAAGCCTGGTAAGCTCGAGCTAAATGCCATTGCTGTATCCTCTACTTTTTAGGCGCTTCTTTTTTGCCAAAGATGCCACCCAGTATATCACCAAGGTTGCTGTACTTACTGTACTGCCCAGCGGCGCTACCAGCACCCATGGCACCATAGATATCTGCAGCAACCCCGCCAAGCGTACCCGCACCTGAAGCGGCATTCTGACCAAGCCTTGCAGTCTCAAACAGTTGCTGCCACATTTGCTGGTCGCCGCCCATAAGCTCCTGCCAGTATTGAGCCCTGTCCTGCATCTTTTGCTGGTGTTCAGCCATCTTTCTGGCAAACTGCGCCTCGTCCTCAGCGGCCTTTTCACCGAAGTATTGCCGCCTGACATCCATGCGCTGCTCGTTGCCCGCGAGCTTTCTATCAAACTTGGCTTGATCCTCGGCAAACAGCTCGCTGAATGCCCGCTCTCGGTTACGCGTTAGTTGATCAAAGGCCATCTGGGCTGCGCTGCCCTGCTCTGCCGCTTGCTGCTGCCTGGTCCCCATGGCCGTATCACGGTCATAAGCACGCCTCTGCAACTCTTGGGCCAGCCTTGACTGGTTCAGGCCCTCGATGTCGCCCATGGCCCTGACGTAGCTCTTGAACGCGCTATCACGCGCTTCTTGGCTGTTCAGTCTGCCACGGGCCTTGGACCTGTTTTCAGCCATACGGATGGCATCACCTGTCAGTATATCCCATTCACTGGGCTGACCAGCACCAAACCCGGCTTGGCTTGGGCCAGCAACCGGGGCATTGGTTGGGTCTGTCAGAGTGGGGCCTGATGGTGCAGCTTGCCGCGTGCCAGGTCGAGTAATCTGCCCATAATTCCAGTTGCCACCCTGCCCAGCAAAGTCCTGCAGGTTCTGGTAGCCCTGGAATGCCTGCGGGTCTGTCATGCCGCTGCGAACATTGGGCTCGACATTCAGGCCGTATAGCGAGGTCGCGCCCTCAATCCAGTCGGGGTCTGTATTCAGGTTCGGGCTGCCAACGCGGGCATCAGGTGTCAGTTGGTTGTTAATAGCATCGGTCAGGCCGGGTAGCGCACCCTTGCCATGCTCCCAGAATGGTCTTTGCCACTCCTGCAGCTCTCGCTGCCATGCAAGCGCATCCTCTGACGCCTTCTCATAGGCTTCACCCATCTTATCGGAGGCATACATGTTGATGCCACCCTCAAGGATGCCGCCAAGGTTGGTGCTAATGTTGTTTGTTACTGTGGACAGTATGTCGCCCAGCCAATCGCCTGGTCCGCTCACGGGGTCCTCCTCGTCACTAACTGGGTCATCGTTGTCATCATTGCCGCCGCCCGGATCAATGATAATGGGCGGGTCTGTTGGGTCTGGTTCTGGTGTTGGGTCATCATCGTTAATCGGTGGTGGTTCGGGTTCAGGTTGTGGTTCTGGCTCAGGGTCCGGCTCAGGCTCGGGCTCGGGTTCCGGCTCAGGCGTCACGACAATGGGTGGGAGACCTGGCGGATCATCCTCTGCGGGAGGGGTATCCGTTATGGGCCCAGACGGATTGCTGTCCCCGCCCGTATTGCCGCCACCCCCGTCATCTGGGCCGGGCGTAGGGTCTGGATCTGGAAACTGGTCCCACACCCAATCACCCATTGTATCATCCCACGACCATTCACCATTATCACTTAACGGTGGCGGCTCCGGGGTGTTGCCGGGGCCCGGCTCCGGGTCAGGCATGGGCGGCGGGTCTGTGACATCGTCATCCAGCATGTCGCCGGGATCAATCACCACGCCCGTGTCTACATCGCCGTCCCCGGTGTCTGGCTCGGGATCATTCTGGTCCAGTATGTCATCTGGCTGGGGCGGGTTGTTCGGGTCGTACACCGGACCAGAAACAGGACCGCCCGTGTCCAAGTTGGGGTTCTCCACTATCGGGTCGGTGGGCGCATCCGGGTCTGGGTCATCCTCATCCGGGTCAGGCACCACAACCACGGGGTTGCCGTTGCCGTCTGTACCGGGCTGCTGTGTGCCGCCTTGTGTTGGGTTGGGATTCCACGCCCCGCCCTCGCCAAACAGGCCCTCTGCCGCCGCGCCGAGCACGCCCACAGGGATAATGACGTTGCCTATCTGTACGCCAACACTGCCCAGGTTCTCTCCCAGCCAGCCACCAAAGCCGCCTCCACCAGCATTAGGGTCTGCGCTGGCAACTTCCTCGTTGTAGATGTCCCAAAAGTCCTTGACTTCCTGCCAGTAGGGGTCGTCTAAGTATTCGTCGCCGCCAAGCAGATCCTGCAGCTCGCCAGTGTCTATATCGACACCTTCAAAGTAGTCGCCTGCAGTCTCTGGATCATCCCAAACTTCGTACTGCTCGCCAGTAATGGGGTCGGTAACAAGCGTGCTTTCCCCGAGAGGGTCTATGAGCGGGTCATACCCTTCGTCAGGAACATAAACGGTCTGCAGCCTGCCGTCAGCGTCGTAAATCTGTATCGGCTTGTATGGCCCCTGCTCGTCATCTGACAGAGCCTCAAAATCCTCTTCCGACAGAACGTCATCCTGCCAGTCCCACTCGCCCTGAGTGAAGCCATCAGGCGTAATGCTCTCACCCGCAGCATTGGTCCACTTGGTTGTGTCGTTGATGTCAACAACCGTGCCAGACTCATGCTTGGGGGGCTCTGTTGTCGTGATACCGCTTGCCTCGAGCCACGCATGTAGCTCAGGTGTATCCGGTATAATGCCCAACTGGGCTGCCTGCTGCACCAGCTCAGGCGTATTCGTCGGAATGGTCTGGATAAACTTCTGTACTGTATCGGCCAAGTCAGGCGGGATGTATACGCCGCCCCAGTTGACGCCAGAGCCCTCTATCCAGCCAGTTTCGCTCACCACCTCCCCATCGGGCAGAATGGCCGGGCCGTCATTGCCTACGCCCCCAGGCTGCTGTTCCACGGGGACGCCGCCCCCAGTGCCAACCTCGCCGTTACCGCCGCCACTGCCACCTGTCTCGTAGCCGTCGCTGCCCCATTCCGGCACCACGTAGCCACCAGTCGGGTCGCCCTGCCCCAGATCTGGCTCGCTGACCGTGGGCGCAATCAGGCTTGGCCTATTGCTCCACTCTTGGTTTGATACAAAGCCATCGCCGTCAGCGTCCACGCCCGGCTCTTGGGATAGCGCCCGCTCGTTGTGGGCCAACGCCTCCTCCCATGACAGGCTCTGCCGCTGCATAAGCGACTTGATGTTATCGTAGAACGGCTTGAGCTGGGACCATTCGACATCAGTGACCCAGCCGTCGCCATCTGCGTCAGCGCCAAGGTAGACAGCATGGGCATTCCTTTGTTCGTCTGTTGCCATCAGTCGTTGTCGTACAAGTTAAGACTGAAGCGGAACGAGCTTACAGCCGTGTTGTTAGTGTCTGTGGAGGCTGTGAAGTAGATAATATCGCCTGACGATAATTTAAACCAGACAGGCTCATTCAACGTGATGTGGTTCTCGTTAGCGGTATCCATAACGTACCTGAAGACCTCGAATTTAGTGTCCACAGTTCTGTTGTGAACCCACCCTTTAACGGTCACTCTTGGAGAGGAGCCGCCAGAGATTTTGTTCACGTTGGCAAACAGGAGCTTCGCCACACCGACGGCGTTGCTGGGTGTATGGAACAAAGCCTGTTGTGTCACACCCTGACCTGCCGGGATATACGCATGTACCCCGCCAGACGAGCTTGATGTGATCGTGATTGCCGCCACGTTAGTATCCGCTGACCCGGATGCAGCGACTGCCACTCGGTTAATGCCAAGGCCGGAAAATGATGTGGTATCGGGGCTGGAACTGCCCAAAGTGTGCGTGGCTGTCGCAAACTCGCCATTGCTGTCGACGTAATCGAAGTAGAGTATTGTCGCGCCTGTCGCCCCGCCGCCTGCACCGTCACTGGCTGCCGTATATGCAATAGAAAAAGTCTCGGCTGTGGACAGCACCTCCGGCCCTGTTGGCTTTGCTGGGTCTGCCGTGATCATTATCTCGTTGTCAGCCGTGTCGATATCGGGCAGGTAGCCGAATTTGGTGTAGTGCCTGATACCGCTTCTTGCGCCCTTAACAATCTCGTCCTGCGCCGGGGCGTACACCCGCACCACAGACGCGTCTGCGTCCGTGCCAAGCGACTGATTGGCGGCAGCCATTAACTGCCCATAGGTGCCGTAATAAGTGGTCAGCCTGAAGTAGCTTTGCGCGCTTGCGCCATTGACGTACCTGACCCTGAAGTATCTCCCAGCCTTCCTGGCAACGTGAACCTCTGCTATGCCTGCCGCGCATTCGTACCCAGCCACAGGATAAGTAGAGTCCCAGTTTGTGCCGTCATTGCTGAAATCAAAGTAGAGCGTTCCTGCAACATCAGACTTGCACATGATAAAAGCGTCTGGGTAATTGTTCTGTTCGCCCGTGCCAGTAAAGGTGGCAGCACCAGACAGCGTGGCTGTCGAGCTATTGCCTGTAGAGTCTACCCCGAAGCCCGCATCACCAAAATGACTCATATAGGCCACCACTCATTGTCGTCTTCATCAAACTCAAGCGTAGGGCAATCCCCTACCGTATTGATGATCAGCGTGGATGCCCCTGTAGGGCCGTAAGTCTTGCCGTTAAAGTCGATAGTGACTTGTGCATCTGTTCTTTTTACCGATACTTGGGCTTGGTCTTCAGGGAAGTCCACCATAGTAACGGTAGCTGCTGACGTATTGGCCATGGTTACGCTTTCGTATCTCACTTCCCCGGTAATGTTGTAATCGCCAGTCTGCCGGGTTTTGAACCTGGATGCCAGCCAATACAGATCAACCAGAACCTCACGAATCTCCTGCAACTGTACCTCGGTAGACCTGCGGCCTATCTGCTGCAGGCGGGCATTGATATTGCGTATGCGTCTAGCCACCCAGCACCTCGAAGTCTCCATCCACTGCCACGATGTCAACACCAGCATTGGCAGAGCATGAGAAACGGAATACACCCTCCCTGAACTTGCCCCACCTATTTAGCTCTCTTGTCTCAAGCCCGCTATTGACTGTCAGGGTGCGGCTTTGGGCAAAGGCTGACCCGTCCTTAGACAAGGTAACGGTAATCGTGGTGCTGTCTGTGGTGCAATCCGTTGTGATCTTCAGCCCGTTGCAGATTAACTCATCACCCGCTGCGCCACCATCAAACAACTCCGCTGTAATGGGACCGCTGTCCTTGGTTCTGACCATGTTCGCACTGTTGTCCTGGTACGTCCCTTCTGACAACTCCCAGATGTTGCTGTTCCACAAGGCAAGCGTTTTGTTGTATACGTTGGTGTACTCCACGGTCTTGTATCGCGTGCCATCGCTTGCTTGGCGCTCAGACCATTCCTGGCTGTCAACATGGTACGTCCAGTGCTTGTCAGCAGAAGGGAAGATAAAGTCCACAAAGGTCTGCTGCCTGTAGCTGTAGGTGGTCACAATGCAGTCAGAGATCGTATTGTACGCCTCCCATGCCTCAGCCACGCCGGGTTGGTAAATGGGCTGGTATTGCAGGCCAGACATCATGTTGGGACGCCTGAACTGGTCAACAAAGAAGATCATGTCATCTATGCTGTCTACAGCGTGAGTGCCCACTAACCCACGCTCAATAACCTGCTGCCTCTCAATGGGCGGCCTGCCCGTGCCGGATGTGTAATAGACTTCTGTGCTGTTCTCGCCAAATGCATACAGCAACTGGTTGTGGGCAAACATTCTAACAATGTCGTCAGCAAATGATTCGGCCTCAAGAACATCGTCTGCGCTGTAGCTGGTGGCGTCATTGTTGGCAGAAGCGATCAGTTTACCATCTGCCTGATCCAGATAGAATGCCAGATCCAGGTATGCGCTCGACTTGGCCGTGTCTTCTACGTCTGCATCCGTAATTGTGGTCAGCCCGCCCGCCACGGTATAGCGATAGATTGTCCCGCCCGATGAGCCCGTGGTGATCAGCAACTGCACACCGTCTGTCTCCATGACCACCCTGTCAGACCCGGCGATAGTGCCAATACTGGTGGCAACCCCTATGTTTGAGATGCTGTATAGGGTGGTGTCCCAGATGGCGTACAGGATACCATCCATAGCCAGCATACCCCTGGCTACTTTGCTGTCCTGCCCGAGGCTGTAGGTGGTGGACAATGCCAGCTGGTCAATGTCGCTGGATCTGTCCGTGTCAAAGTTACTGAGATAGAGCTTGTTGCCGCTATCACCGAAAGAAATGCCCACATCCGAGAACTGGACAAACGCAATGGTAGTCCACGCCTCGCCTGTAGCTGATGTCATGGCAAACGTGATCCAGTTGGCACTGACCGGACCTTCGTGATCCCTGGCATCCAGTTGCGCTGTTGGCGTGACCGTGGCATCTGTGCCGCCAATCAGGCTGACCGAGTTCATTTCTCCATCAAACCAGTTGCTACCACCAAGCAGGGCTCCAACCTCTAGCCTGCTGCTGTTTAGCCTAGCCATGGTTGATTCCCCATGGGCCTGCGTAGCCCCTAGCTGTGACCATGACACGGACCCAACAGCCGTTTTGCGGGGGTCCGTGCTAGTATAAAACAGCACGTTACTGCCAGACCATGTTACGCGAACCCACAGACCGCCGCCACTGCCCGGCCATGAAGGCGTGGCGGATGAGGTGGATGTTGCAGTCGCTGACGTACCGTTGGACGAGGACCCGAATTCCAGGTTCCCGCTGGTATCAATGCCGAAGTACCAGTCCTTTGTGCTGCCGCCTTGCCACATGGACATGATGGTATTGAGGGACGCGGGCGTTTCGTCGTCTGGGGCAACCCATGCCACAACCGTGAAGTCGTCATCTGTGAAGTAATAGTTGCTGCTGAATGCCGTGTAAGCTGACCGGGAAGTGCCATCGAAGGTAAACGTCGGCACATTGATGCTGGTGTGCGTGTCAAACGTTGAGACGATCTGCGCTGTAGCAATGTCTGTGCTGTCAGTTATCCTGTATTCACGCTGCAGCTCGCTGGACGCCGTGTTTATAATCAGCGTTGAGTCATCCGCAGAGATGTCGATGCCCACGGGCGTCATGTTCGTCAGATTGCCGAGGTCCAGATAGGTGTCATCATACGTGGCAGTGGACAGGTCATACGCCGACGACAGGCTGTACTGCAGCACGGCCTGCACCGTGGTGGACACGATACCGCCTAAACGGCTGGGAGCATACAACTTGGTTCCGTCGCTATTAAAAGTAAACGTATACGGAAACCCCCCAGCGGGTATCTCGCCAGTCATGTCCAGGGACACAGAGTCGTAGGACAGGGATGTTGTGTCGTATGCCGGAGATAGTGTGTATTGGTAGATGTTGCGGTCAGCATCGCACACATACAGCTTCGTGCCGTCGCCATTAAAGTTAAACCCCGTGGGCACTGGGGTGGGGTGGGTCAAGGCTGTGGCCGTTAAGGCTCCAATCGTAGCCATATCCCATGCGCCTGACAGGGCCGCCTCTTCGATCTGGTCATTGGTTTGATCCAGAAAAAACACCTTTGTGCCAGCGCTGTTAAACCTGATGTCGCGTATAGCCTCGCTAGATACGCCTTGGTTTTTGGTAAACGTAGCGGCACCTTCCGTGTCGGCGTAGAACGCTGCCAAGCCCGGAAACTGCCTGTAACCGCGCTTGGTCGCAGGATACATGTTGATCGTGCGCTGCTCGGTAGTGGCAAGCCGAGTGCTGCCGTAGTTGCTGTTCAGCGGTACGGGGAGTCTCACTTGGGCTTCACCTCAAAGTCATGGTCATCTTCTTCTGCCGCGATGGACATGCCCGCACAGGTGCGCACGATGTCGTCCATGCTCATCTTGACAATCTGTTTCCCCTTCCTGACCTTGAACTTCCCGTCCTGGTCAGGCTTTGGGTCTTTGCGCTTCTTACGAGCCATATGGGCTGTATCCAAAGTAAACAGAGGCATCGTCCATGTCCCAGCCTTCCAGCAATTCCTTGGTCTGGGCTGCCGTCATCAACACTTCCTGGGGTACGGCAATGCCGTACAAGGGGGCTATGCGCACTGCAAGGTTATACACCAAGTATTCCATCCACTCCTGCGGGAAGTTGCTGGTGTCCGTGTTGGCGGAAATGATCTCAAGCTCGTCCAGATACGTGAGCCTAACCACATCATCAACGGTGCTGGGGGCGGGCCACAAGTACATCACGCCAGCGGCTTGCTGGGGGTCATAGTAATACTGCACCGGGGTGCCCGTGGCCGTCTTGTTGGGCAGGTTGAAGTATTCCTCTCGAGACAGCATGTGCATCTCGATCTCATTGCCGCCATTCTCGCGTCTGGCACTAATCACCTTGAGGGGTCTTGGGCCCGCCGTCGTATACCAGTACACCTTATTGCCAGAGCTGGCCGCACCCGTGAGGGCGTCATTCAGCGTAACTGTATCGCCCGCAGAGAACGTGCTTATAGTGGACCAGTGAATTGTGTCGTCGTCCTGCACCACCCCTATCACATCGCTGGCAGCCATAGCCACATCTGTATGCTTGGTGCTGTCGGTGGTGGCTGTTACACTCAGCACCGTCTGCCCTGATGCCTCGTCTGCATCCAGCGTGGTTTCCCCAATCTCATCTTCATCAGCAAAGCGTGCGCCCGCCAATTTGTATTGGGCTATACTGTCCTCCAGAAACAGCCTTGCTTCACGCTGCCTCCAAAGACCGAGCCTCATCTGCTCAGACTTGATCATCAGGTTCAGGGACTCGAGGATCTGGTCCTCTTCCCCGCCAGATGTGGTATCAAGGGTTTCGTCTACCCCAATGATCTTGATCAGCCTGGCTGCATGTTCTGCGATCTGCGCGCCTGTTCTGTCGTATGCTGTTACGCCTGATGTTGCCATTACAGATCATTCTCCGATGTTTGTGCTGACGCAATGATTACTGTATTGCCTGATGCGGCCTTACTGGGCAGCGCATCTGCTATCGTTACCGTATCTCCTGCCACAAGTGAGGCAATGGTAGACAGGTGGAATGTTCCGTCATCCAGCTCAATCATAATGCTGTCGCCAGCAGTCATGTTGGTGGTTGCCGTAACACTAAGTTGTGTTTGTCCAGATACTTCCGCTGCATCGAGTGTAGTCTCGGTGTGCGTGGGGATGTCTGGTGCCCCAGGTCGTGGATCATCCACAGCTTGTACATCGCGCACCCCTCGGACAAAATCCTGGGGGTGCCGATGTTCAAAGTCCTCTTTACGCACCACAGAATTGTTCCACTCTCTTCTCGCCTCAGTGGACTTAATCTTGAAGCCAGAGCGGCTGCATGTCAAATTATGAGCCCCGTGGACATATTCATTGCGGTTGCGCAAGGATCACCTCCTTATGTGGTGGACATGGTTACGCCGCCGTCAGCATTAGTCTGACCGTGGCCATACCACTTTGTACCATCACTCTTGAAAGTAACGAAATCCCCTACAACAGCAGTGTTTGCCACGAAGTTAAACGTGTCGGCATTGTCGTCATAAGGGCCATCTTCGGTAGTGTCAACTTCCAGCTCGTTGATACCAGCCACAATAACATCAGCGCCACCATTGGTGGTGATGACATAGGCTGTAGTGGGAGCAACAGAGACAATGAAAGTGACCTCGTAGCCAAGCTGTGGAGCAGGCAACGTAACCGTAAAGCCGCCAGCCAGGGCAAGGAAGAATGTTTTACCATTGTCCTCTGCATCCAGCGTTTTGGCAGCCGCTAAGACTTCAGCGGCACCTGATGCATTATGCACAAAGATGCCATCGTCGTCCTGAAGCTCATAATCGGTTGAGTTGACGCCTCGCAGCCGTTGAATAACCTTTTCAGCCATTTTAGTCTCCTTGGTTGAGGGGGCCGAAGCCCCCTACAGGTTAAGCCCCAGGGCTGCCGTACAGCGCTCGGAAGTCACCGACAGTGAGGCTGAAACGCATGTAAGACTTAGCTTTAGCGTTGTCAGTGTCAAAGTCGTTGTCCTGACTGAACTCAATCGGCTTACGATCAAACATAGTCATGCCAGAAGGCGCATCAGTTCGGACGAACCATGCGTCTGCGTCGGTGAAGTAGTTGTTCACCTTCAGGCCGCCGGGGATGGCACCTGAGTTCTTGATGACGTTGATCGCGTTGTTTGCCGTATCGTTCTGCAGCGAGCTATCCAGAATCCGCTTGGCGTTGAAGTAGTTGCCAGGAGCAACATGCAACGTGCGCGGAGACAGAGAGATTCGCAGACCACGAGAGTTCTTGGCATTCATAATCTGAATGAGCAGGTCCTCAAGTGATGCTTCAGAAAGGTCAGCAGCCGTGGAAAGCTCGTTTGACTGGTTACCAGACAGAGTCGGGTGGTCAGTCGCCAGAATTTCCTTGCCGTCGCCAAACGTGTACGAGCTGTTAAAGGCCCTGTTGTAGACGTTAGCCGCAACAGTTTCTTTGGTCGTGTACATGCTGAAAGCGTTGGCTTTAGCGCGTGTACCAGATACTTCGAGATACAGGTTATCGTCCATCTCTTCCTTGGTTACGATGTAACCCAGTGAGTATGCAACGTGCGTAGCTCGAGTAACGGTGCCCTGTGTTTCAGTATCGTATACTGTAGCAGCACCTTCCGACTTAACAGGAGCAACGCCGAAGCCAGTGACTTCAACCATTTCCTCATAAGCCTTCTCAGAGCTTACAACATCAAAGAGATCTTTGCATTGCTCGCCGTGAGAGTTGTAGGTGCGACCCCAGATATCAACAATACCCGGCCACAGGAGTTTAGGGTGGTTGCCTGTACTAATAGGAGCAGCCATGTGTTATTCCTCCTTAAATGCCGAGCAGACCAGCTCGTGTCGCTGCTTCAGTTGAGATGTTCACACGCACAATAACTTTATTGTGGACGAGGTTAGTCTCATTGTCTGGAGCGTTGTACAGTCGCGTGATCAACAGCTGGTTAGAGGCATCAGCGGCAGGAGCGTCAGACGTAGTGTCCAGTTCCATGCCGGAGAGGCCAGTGGTAGTGCTGCCGCTATGAGTAGCAATAAGCACCGCGTTAAGACCAACAGAAGAGGCCGGAACGGCACCATCTGCTTGAATCAGGTATTCCTGATACGGGTCAATGTTTACGAGAGCCACGCGGGTCGTGGAAGCAGCACCATAAATGGCACTGTCTCGCGTAGTAGGCAGGAAGCCCACAACGACACCTGTGATTTCGTTTGTATCACCCACAGCGACCACGTTGACCTCGGGAAGCGTCCCGATCTCAAATGTGCCACCACCGATTACCGTTACTGCAACATCGTTTGATCCGGCTGCAACCTTAATTACAGGGTCGCCGATGAATACGCTTGTTGCGTAGTCGGATGGGAGATACATGGGAACAACCTTGCCAGTGCTTACAGAAGAAGCGCCCGACCCGATTGGCTTCAACCCGAAAGGGGTATCTGCATTAGCCATGATATTTATCCTCAGCTAGTTAATGATAGCCGAGTCCACGCTTATCTGCGCAGGTCGGCATTGTGTGAAATTGATGCCTTCGAGTAAGTCTTGTCGGACTTGCCCAGGTTGCCTTGGGGATCAAATGAGTTGCCTTGTTGAATTGCCTCATCGAAGAGATCAATGTCCTGTTGCTTCAGGCGCATGTTCTCCTCGTACCACTCCTTGCGAATTGCCATCAAATAAGCCATGAGCTTGCCGTGCGGGGTGTCACCCACTGGCTTGCTGACCCACTCATCTTCATGAGCCAGGTCGCCACCGCTTACCTCAATATCGCCCAAGGAGCCGTCTTTCAGGACAGGGATATAGCCTGCATTCAATGCCTGCTGAATACGCTCACCATCATGGTTGATCCAGCGACCCACAAACCCCTCGGGGATGCCCGTCACTGCCAGTTGTTGCGTATAACCGCCCATGGGGACGCGATCACCTGCGCGGGCCTTAAAGGAGCTTGTCCTTGGGTCCTCTCGCCTGGGTTGCTCGCGTTCCGTTACTGCGGTATCCTCTGCCTCTGTGCTTCTCTCTTTACGTGCTGCCATGTTATGCCTCGTTGTAGAGCCTCAAGTACTCTTCTTTGGTGAAATTGGGGTTGTCTCGGTTAAACCGCTCATAGGCCGCTTTGGCTTCTGGCGGTAACTGGGAAAACTCCCCGACTGTGCCGCTGGCTGTTTCGCCATCGACTGGGCCCAGATGAGTCCGGGCTTGGAGATGAGTCTGGCGTACCGCCTTGTCGGCAGCCGCTACAGCTTCCTCAAAACTCAATCCTCGCTCTCCTTGGTATCGCAATTCCTCCTGCCATGCTTGCGCTTTAGCGGCGGTATCAAACAGCTCTGGATGCGCTTGCTGGTGTTCCTGAAGTCGCTGCACCACAGGATTGACCTCGGGCTGCGGCGGAATGATGGGTTCCGCTTGAGCCTTGTCTCTCTGCTCGGCAAGCTGATCAGCGCGCTTGGATGCTGCTGCAAATGCTTCACCATCGGACTCTTCTACTGCTCGTTGCATCTCCGCTTTAGCGTCGGCTATTGCCTTGTCGTAGCCACGCTTCATCGCATCTGCACGGGATTTTTCCATGTGTTCAGCCATTGCCTTCTGGACTGCTATTGACTCTGCCAGTTGCTGCTCCAGCTTCTTCACATCTCCACGCAGTAGGCCCAGGTGATCCTCTCGCTTGGATAAAAACTCCTCAGCCGATAGACCACCGTCCTTCTCGTACCACCCTACAGCGGAGGCACGTTCTTCTGGGGAAAGGGCTGCGCCTTGGGCGTCTAAATTCTCCTCCCCCGGAATATGGGTTCCTTGTTCTGCTTCGCTCATACCTTGACTCCTGCAATCTCTTTATCGTTGAATATCATGTACGGTTCACCGTCATCACCGACAAAGCGAAGTCCTGCGAACTCTTTAGTTACAACCCTGTCTCCAGGTTTTGGCTTGATGGCCCATGAGATGAGTTCTCCGTTGGCCCTGCGTCCGTCTGTGAACGCCAGCTCTCCGTGAGAAACAATAACCCCAGTCTGAACATTCCATTCCTCCTGGTCCTTTGCTTCCGTAGGCACGTAAATCCCACCTGATGTCACCTCCTCCACTTTGTCCTTCTTGATGATAACCTTGTAGTCCAGCGCCTGCCAGCCACTTTTGTTGCCATCAAACTCAGCGTCGGTGATGGTTAAGCCACGTTTGCTCCTATCTTTCATTCTGTCTCCTCAAAGATGTCGTCGTATGCGTCGGCAATCAGTGAGTCGTGAATGGCCAGATAGGCTTCCGCCCTGGCTGTTGTTACCAAAGAATCCGCATAGTATCTATGCGCGTCCTCGTAACCTCTAGGGTCTAGCTCCTCCTTGGCCCGCTTGAGTTGGTCGTGGCGCTCCTTGAGGAGATCCCTGACCTTGCGAGTTACCGGGTTGGCTGCCCATGCTTCCCATTCGTCCCTTTCCACCTAATGACTCCGCTTCTGACTTGTACTTGTCTAGTTGGTCGCCCTCTTCAGCGGCTTCAGCATCAGCCAAAGCCTTGATGGCGCTTGCCTCGTTCTTGACAGCGACAGTCTGTTGCACAATCTGATCGCCCTCAAGTTTCAGCGCCTCCAGCCTCTGCTCACGGGTCTTGTCTTCAAGTTCCGCCTGCATCTGCTGTAACGCTTGTTGCATCTGCTGCATCTGTTGCTGCAGTTGCTGCACTTCGGGATTCTGACCAGCCTGAAGCTCGTCAATGCCCTCCATGTTTGCACCTTCCCAGATACGCTGCCGGAGCTTCCATTGGTCGAAGTACGGGTCATTGACCCATTCCTTCACAAAGTCTACTCGCGCAGCCTTCTGCATGTCTGTGGTAACTGAAGGATCACTCACTGGCACAAAGTCCAGGTCATCATCGCTAAAGTCCTCAGCATCAAGGCGCTTATCCAGAACCTCTGCGTACAGGGGATTCCGAATCTCGTAGTTCCAGAAACGAATGAGCTTCAGCTCCTCGCTCAGGGAACGGTGTATTCTCTTGTAAATACCGCTAAACACCTTCAGGCCCTGCTCAATCAAAGCCATGGTCGTGGTTGCGGTCATTTCACGCTCTGTCTGGCCTTCCAGCACCTCCTTGAGGTTGCCGATATCACGGCCCGCGTCCACCATAAAGCCCAGCAACTGGAACAGCGTAGGCGACGGCCCATTGAACGGCATCGTGAACACCGACTTGCGGATGTCCTCGCCGGGGTTAGCTACCGACTTATATTCGCCTGGGCTAAAAGTTATAGGCCCTTTTTTCCTTAATCCGAGATCGCGGCTGATAAAGCCACCTCCAGCATTCTGGAGCGTGCCCGCGTCCATAAGCATGTTTAAAGTGGTGTTTACGACCTTGTTTACAGGCAACAGGATGTCAAAGAAGCCAATGTCGTAGAAGCACTTGTCCGTGGACGGGATAAAGCTGTACTTCACATAGTATTGGACTGGCTTGATGCGGGAAATATCCCCATCCTCGTTCTCGTACACATCCTCCATGCGGAAGTTTGGCGCAAGACGCATGACCCGGCTTGATGCCACATGCACCGTAACCAGGTAGGGCTCTTTGTAGCCATCGCCGTCTAAATCAATATAGCGGCACTGCTCGATGAACTCTTCCGGCTCCTCAGCCTGATCATCATCCAGATCCAGCTCTCGGTCCACATACATGCCTGAACGAATGCGCTCGGTGATCATTCTGGGGTTGAGCTTAAACACCTTGGTGATCCTGGCAGCGTCACGAATAGAGGCCGTATCGCATGGTACAACCAGCTCGTCTGGACCCAGCAGCTCGGTCACAATCCTGCGCTTGGACTGGCTATAGTGCACGCACCGGAACATGGTGCCGTACAGCGGCAGCCTCAGTAATAGCTTGTCGGTGTCTTCTTCCCACTCCACAATCTCGTTGAAGATCTGCCAGTTGATGAACGTCGATACATCCTCGGCGCGGCGCACCTTCTTGCCAATCTCGGCGTCCAACTGGGCGGCCTGTGCCATGATCTGCGACGCAAGGGCCTGCTTCTGATCTTCTGGCATCTGGGCATTCTTCAGTTGCTCGGCCTGGGCCTCAATCTCTCTCTTTTGCTCTACAAACGGGTCCTCACCCACCAGCTTGGGGCGAACCACGGAATTGCCCTGCACAATGGATGGGTATGCGCGCGAGCTAAACTGGACAGCAGCATTGGTCAGCAGCGGGTACTTGATATTGGCCGCATTGCTGAACGGGAAGTCCTTGTTGTCTTCGTTCATCTGGACCAGCTTCTGGCCCTCTTCCCAGCACTTCTGCTTGGCAACGTACCGCTTATCCTGGATGTCCTCCAGATATTCTTCTACCGCAGCGGCACCAATACCGTCGATGTTGTCCACCATCTCGGCCAGGTTGCCGTTTGGTGCGGCAAGAATGCCCTCCAGTGTTTGCTTTTCAGCCATCCTATTGTCCTATGTCCTGAAACCAGTGCATGGCTTCTGCCCACTTGGTTGCTATTGTCGCGGCAATGATCGCGGCAGCCCATTTGAGGCCCCGCACGATCTGGCTGTTACGCTCAATCTCGAGCGCAATGGATAATTGCTCCACGGTCATCATGTTTCGCTTAACATGCTCCATGTCATCACGAATGTGCAGCAGAGCATCGTTGTTTCGTTCTGCTTTATCCAAAGCCCCAGCAACCAAGCCTCTAAGCTCCTCTTGCCCTGTTTGTAGCTCGTTAATCTGTTTTTGCAAAAATTCATCACTCACCTTGCCGCTCCTTGGCTAGATCCGGTCGATACTGTGCTGCCGACACCAGTCTTGATACTGCTCGTCTGTGAGCACTCGATACTTTCGCATGGGGCCGCCCAAGTAGTCGGCCTTTTTGGCGACTCGCCCATGCGCATTACAAAACACATACTCTTCTCCACCGATTCGGCACAGCACGGCAGCGTGCAGCACCCCCTTGTACTCGCCATGAATCACGCGGGGAGAAAAGCCCCAAGCCTTCAGGGCCCGATACCACATATCTGCCTTGTCGTCGCAATCGCCGCCACCACGAGCAATGCAGAATGGCACGCTCCACAAGGTTTCCCTGCGCTCTGGCTTGTAGGGGAATGCCCTGTCTAGCCCGTATACTGCCCTGGCAAACACCGCATGGGGCTTCCTTTTGAACCAGCCAAACATTACAAAATGTGGCTTACGTCAGCGCCGCCAGGAACGGCAAATAATTTGGGTGGCGTGTGCTCTACGCCTTCCTCATCAACGTAAGGGGTGCGTGGATATATCTCGTCATACAAAGCCTTCAGTGCAGGATCACCTGCTACTTCCTCAAGTACAGGATGCTTCACTGTGTAGCTGGATTCAGGCACTTCCTCGCCATCGCCGTATACAGGCACTTGCTTGTAGCCCTCAATCTCGTCGGTTGTGACGTACTCAACGATGGGCCTGCCGGGAAGCTCCAGCGTGTTGCCATCTTCATCGAGGACTGTTCGGATCGTTGGTGTCTCAACCCGCTCAACCTTGTAGATAGGATCGCCGTCTGTATAGCCCACAACCACTTGCGGCGTGTAGGCAGGGACGGTTACAACTTCCTCTGTCCACTGTAGTTCGCCCTCAATCTCTACCTGACGCTTGAATCCGTGGATTTCTTCGAGAGAGGTAACGGTCACAAAGGGCAGTTCAGCCAAGCCTTCAAGCTCGTCAATCGAGGTGATGACGATCATGCTCTTAGTGCCATCAGGCGAATACTGAACATGCTTACCAGAGCGTCCGTCGATCTTGCCTCTGTAGGGTGATTCCTCGTCTACGAGTCCAGTGGCTAAGAGTGCAGCCATATCTGTGCAGATGGAAATTAGGATGCTCATAGAATCGCCCCCAGCAGCATTAGAGCAAGAAGAAACCCCAGACCAACCCCAAGCAAGAAAACAAATCCAAATGCCGTTGCTACTGCATGACCAATCATAGTGTTGCTACCTGCGCGTCAGTGAGCCGCTTGTTGAATATCTTGACGTTGCGGATTGTGCCGTAGGGTTGCGCTCCGCTGGCGTTATTGGCTCCAATTTGTATGGTTGTAGGAGGGTCGGGATCAGGAGTTACGTCTGTATCTGCCGCGCCCTGTGATAAACCATCTATATAGAGTTGTGCGTCATTCGTGAACGAAACAAAGGTAATGGACTGCGTGACCCCTATGATTGAATCGTTTGTGGCAGTTTCAACCGCCTTGTTTGTGCCATCCGAAGAAACAACACCAGTTATAGAGCCGTCGCTACCTGTCTCAATGTAAACAGGCTCATTAGAATCACCATCATGGATAGACAGCACTTGGGTGTTGGTTGAAATCTGCCCCGGCGTGTACTCCAAATGCTGAGTTCGACCATACGGAGCATTCCCCACTGCGCTATAGGTCAGAACATCAGCATTGCGTGTGGCGCTGGTAGTTGTGGTAGGGATGTAGGTGGTGGGGAAGGAGCCGGATTCTACTTGTGCGCCCCATACGAGGATTGAGGAGGTGCCGTCTAGGTCTACTGTAGTGCTTCCGTCCGTTGACGCAACGTGGATTCTAGCAGTACCAGCAAGGTCGGAAGTAGTTGTGAATGTTACTGCTACACGATAATAACCATAAGCCGTTGGCACCGGGTCGTGAACCGTATGGTTTGATGAAACAGTACCCCACGCCCCAGTAGACATATTGAAATAGGACAACCCGTTGGCCGTTCCATCAAAATTTTCAATTCTGATAACACACATGCCTAACTGGTCGGCTTTGACGTGCCAACTGTATGTTGATGCCCCGCTACTAACAGTCAGGTTTTGCTGCAAACTAACAACCCCTGTTCCAGTAGCCCCATCATCAATCAGCCTAACCGCCGTCTTTGTCCCATCCGGCGCAATGGCGTAGTTCGCCACAGGGGTCGCATTCGTATCCGTCCACGTAGTCCCCAAATTCCCCGGAGTGGAGTACAACGCCAGATTAGTCCCAGCCTGCTCACTCAGATACCCCAATGGCCCTGAAGCATCCCAAGGTGACGGGATGTTCTGCTCGATGGAGCAATTTCCATTCTGCGTCCAGACCTCGCCTGTGGAGGCTGTGGCTGTTGTAACGCCGGGGGTGAAGGTTCTTGCGTCATAATCGACAACAGGGACAGCGGCGGTTGATCCTATCGTTGTAAACAGGGCCATGCGATTTGCGGTGCCACTCTGAACCAACCCCGTACCTGTTTGCGTCGATCCAACCTCAATGACAGCCGTACTGTCAAACATGCTTGTTATGCTGTTTGTTACAGCAACAGGATCGCCAAACTGCACCCATGTGATTTCGCTATATGGTGTCCACGGCGAATCGTCGGAAATGTAGAAAGTGACCTCTGCCTCAGAAGCGTCATAGTCTGCTCTTGCCCAATGAATAGAGCCGTTCTGGAATCCAGTCGCGGCATCGCTTGATGCGGTTCCAGTTGTTGCGCCACCTGTTGCCCCGTTAGAGGATACGGCAAACCTCAGAGTACCGTCTGCGTTTACGTCGAATATAAAAGTTGCTTGAGAGCCCGTTCCTGTCCACTTGGAAACCATCGCTTGATTTGAAGCGGGAGTCCAATCATCGAAAGAGCCATTCCAAACTGCGATAAGATCAGTCGTTCCAATATCAACATCAGGCGTAGAGATGTAATCCCCACTCGACCCCGGAAAATCCCCCCACTTCGCCAGTGGCGAGAAGGCTTTGGCTGTGCCGTTGAGCGTCCAGAGGTCGGGGAGTTCTATGACTGAGATTCCAGAAACTGTGCCATCAAAACTGGCCGCGCTAAAAAGCATAATCCGATCACTTAACGCTGTTCCGGTGTCTGGAGTGAGGATTATCCTGTAGTCGCCATTAGCGGTAATGTTGGAACTTACACCCGCCAAAGCCGATCCATAAATATAGAACTGGAAAGTGCCAGAAGAATAGTTAGAGACAGTGAACTCTACCGCGCAGTTTTTGCCGTTTTTTATACTGCCCGAATCAAGATCAAACTGTACTTGGGCAGAATTTGTGCCGTCGCATGTGAATGTTCCATCTCCGTTATCAGTCCATCCTGACTGGACGGTATCGGCAACACCATCCCATAACTCCCCATTACTCTCCTTCTGGCTCTGAGTCTCCCATGTCACTCCTGCCTCATAGTCATTCGCATTGAAATCGACTACGGGATCAGCAGTTGGGTCTGTGGATGCGATGACGAGGGCGCGGGAGATTTTGCCTACGCACAAATCAGACGTTCCTGATAGCGTTGATCCTATTTCGATGGATGCCGTGGTGTCTGCGATTGATGTTGTCCCGCCAACAACTACAGTCTCCCCTAACTGAGTCCATGTGATATTTGACGGACTTGAGTTAATAGGATCATCAGACACATAAAACGTAACGATGTGACTGCCTGAGCCGTTGTCAACGTCAAGGGTTGCACGAACCCAATGCCCTGTTCTATCGCCAAAGCCTGTCCCTTGCGTGGACACCTGTCCAATCGTATTGGTTCCGTCTGCTGACCAATAAATGCCCAACGCCCCACCAGATTCCACTCTGAACTGATAGCTGTTATCTGGGTCTGCCTCAAACTTGGCTACTATTGCGTTATTGCTGCTTGGCGTCCAGTCCTCTAGTGCAAGCCACCCAATTATGGTTATATCACCCGTAACACTATTCGCAGCATTATCAGGCGTGCTGACATAGCACCCCGAAGTCCCATCCAACTCTACCCACTGGCTCGTTGATGAGTTAATCGCTGGCCCTGTGGCCTCTGTGACTACGCCTGTAGAGGCTACGGTATTACCATTGTGATAATTGAAAGCCTTGACCCCATCTCGATTGAGGCCGTGGTCGGCTTCTTTGACTGAGATCGAATAGTAACTAACATCTGAGTTGGCTGCGTCATTCCAAAGAGCCACATGAGTTGTGTCTGCTGTTGCTGTAAAAGTTACGCGGAATGTAGAGCGTGTGGTGGTAGCGGTGTACGCAGTTAGATACGTCTGGTCTGTTCCCGCCGAGTTGGTCGGCCCAACATTGATAACCTCTGTGCCAGACGCAGCAGCAGCCTCTACCTCTAAAACATAATCCTTGCCCACGGTAGGCGCAGTCGGCATCGCTCTGAAGGCGCGACCATCCGTATCCACCCGCGCTATCCGGTAGTGGTCTGTATCAAACTCGAAGGTGTCAGCAAAAGATGACCAGCTTCCGGTTTCGTCTGTATCTAGCGCGGCTTGCGGCGAGTATTCGGTTGCGCCTGTCTGAACACCCGTAGAGACATACTCAGAGGGCGCGTGTGTGATGTTGCCTGTGACTTCTTCAAGTTGCCATTTGGTGATTTCGAGGGTTACTGCATCGTCGCAAACTATCTTCGGTGTTACAACCGTTCCGGCTGCGTCGGTGGATGCCGTAACTGCAAATCTTGCAGGCGTGGCGCTCAAAGACGAGCCTATGTCCTGAGTGGTCAGCGTCCCTATTGCGCTGC